CTCAGGTGCTGAGGCGCGTCGCGATGGGCCCCCGGCTATGCCCTGGCGGATTAGGTTCCGCATACCTCACGTCAGGTGTCCTCTGGCCCCCTCCCGCGACCGGTTCGGTACCGACCTCCAGACCACGTCCCCTTGACGTGGCTTGGTGGCCTGCGTAGGGGGTGTCGCCCCTATAACAGTGGAACGCTTTCCACAGCAGTAACCATTAAGTCACTATAGGGAGTGACAAATTGCTCTTAATCTAACATAATGTTAAATCAAGTAAACAACTGGTTAATTGCCGGAGGAGGTATCAAGAAGTTAACTGACTTCTTGGTACTCCTATTTGGTGTGAGCGCATTGTCCGACCTCAGTCGGTCAATCCGCTCCCTCTACCGTCACAACGGTGCTCAATTTACCGTCTTGTATCTCAAAGAGTGCAAGAGGGTTGTTGAGCACTTTTGTTCCGGTGGGGCTCTTACTAATACCATTAGTCCGCCGTTCGTCGGTTTAAGAAAGGGTTTACCTTCTTTCTTGCCGGCGGACCTTAGAAAGCGTATCCGCGGTGGTGACAGAGTAGGCATTATGCTTACCCTGACACTCCTAGGGCTTTATAGGGGACTAGTTGTCCCCCCTAAAGTCAAGGTTGAGACCATAACAGATGGTTACTCTGGAGAGAGTGACCATCTATTAGGTTTTTCAGACACCGTGGAGCGCTTTTTAGGCCATCTGCAGATAGGGAAACTTAAAAGACCCCGACTGTGGTTAAGCACCAGCGTAGGTCCTCATGGGATGATGGGTAGTGTTAGTGCCATTAGAGATGCAGCTTCGCTGGTCTCTGGTGTCCACAACACTATCCGTTTATTCCAAGAGGAGTACGCTGGGGCTGTCTATGGTCCTAGGTACAGAATCTGGTTTAAGATACAGGTCAGGTTTTTTGCCTTGGTCCATCGGATACTATTTCCGTCATGGACTGCGCTGTCTGGTGTTACATCTTGGCTTAGCAGACTCCATCGTATTGAGGAGCCTGCCGGGAAAGTTCGTGTGGTGGCGATCACTGATTATTGGACACAACTTCTTATGAAGCCCATCCATAATCTGGTGTTCGACATCTTACGGACAATCCCTCAAGATGGGACATTTGACCAGGAAGCCTGTGTAGCCCGCCTCAAGGATTCGATCCTTTTGAGGTTGGGTGAGCATGGTAAGGATTTTACCGTTTACTCATATGACTTGTCTTCTGCGACTGACAGGATGCCAGTGCACCTGTACCAGGAGCTGCTTTCTCATATCATCGGATTTGAGCAAGCAACTCTCTGGAAGCATCTCTTAACCGCCCGTAAGTGGTGGGACAGAGATTCTGTATGGAGTGTGGAAGAGGGACTCCGTCCGGATGGACCCTGGTTATCCCGTCTTTATGCAGTAGGCCAGCCTATGGGGGCTTATTCTTCTTGGGCATTGTTGGCGGTAGCACACCATGCTATTGTTCAGTACTGCGCAGGTTTAATAGGTCGTACCTCTTGGTTCGAGGATTATGGTATCGTCGGGGACGATATCGTCATCTTCGACCAGGAGGTAGCGAAACGGTATCGCGAGGTGATGTCGGAGTTGGGGGTTGTTATATCAGAGGAGAAATCCCTGATATCTCAATCGGGTGTTTTCGAGTTTTGTAAGAGACTCGTTACACCTCAGGGCGACGTAAGTGGGATACCGGTTAAACTCTTGTATCAAGTTTTCCGTTATCCCATTGATGCGGGTGTCGTTATACGACACCTTCACCGCCGTGGCTTTGCCTTATTTCCCATCGCCGTTGCGCGTGCGATTT